CCGTTATCGTTACAAACTTGTACCCTTTCGATTTGTAGGAGGTGGTCCGGATGGAGCGTAAGCAGCGGGAGATCATCCGAGGCCACGTGAAGCGTGCAGTCCTGATCGACCTGGCGGCAGGTGACCTTTCCCTCGCAGCGATCGGGGCCAAGTACGGTGTGAGTGGGCAGGCTATCCTCCATCACCGCGACGCGAACCTGGAAGAGATAGCCGAGATCAAGGCACACATCACAGAGGGTGTACGCAAGGAAGTCGCCGGCCTGTGGATCGCGGACAAGTCAGCCCGCATTGCTGCGTACGAGTACCAGATGGATCTCCTCGCCGAGCAACTTGAGGACGGGTCGTTGGAGCCAAGTGACTTCCGTGGGGCCATGAAGGTGCAGCAGCAAGCCCTTCGCAACGTTGCCGAGGAACTTGGTGACCTCAAGGTTCAGGTCGAGCAGGGTGGGGAGCTCCGCTTCACTGTTCGTGGAGTGGATATCGAGGACCTGAAGTGACGACCGCAACGCTCGAACGGGTGTACGAGCCGAGAGGGACGGCTCGTACACTCTTTGGTGTACGATCTCCCGAGGTCCTCCTGTCAGGTCCTGCTGGCACGGGCAAGAGTCGTGCAGCACTTGAGAAGATCCACCACATGTGCCTCGTCAACCCTGGTATGCGGGCACTGATCATTCGCAAGACGTTCACATCGCTCAAGAGTACAGCTATTGTGACCTACGAGCAGCACGTAGCACAGACGGCTCTCGCGTCCGGGGTGGTCACGAAGCGGGTTGAGGCACCACAGTACCGTTACAGTAACGGTTCCACAATTACGCTGGGCGGGATGGACAATGCCACGCGCATCATGTCCTCCGAGTACGATGTGGCGTACGTTCAGGAAGCCATTGAGCTGACTGAGGACGACTGGGAGGCTATCACCACTCGCCTCCGCAATGGTGTGGTGTCCTTCCAGCAGATCATTGCGGACACCAACCCGTCGTACCCCACGCACTGGCTCAAGCGTAGGTGTGAGCGTGGTCAGACGATCATCCTCGAGTCACGACACGAGGACAATCCCGTGCTGTTCGATTCGGACGGTCGCCTGACAGAGCCCGGCCAGGCGTACATGTCGAAGCTCGACAACCTCACAGGCGTGCGCTACAACCGCCTTCGCCTCGGCCAGTGGGTAGGTGCTGAGGGTCTGATCTACGAGGACTGGGACGAAGCGGTTCACCTGATCGAGCCGTTCGAGGTACCTTCCTCCTGGTCTCGTTACTGGTCTGTGGACTTCGGGTTCACCAACCCGTTCGTGCTCCAGTGCTGGGCGGAGGACCACGACGGGCGTCTGTACCTTTACCGTGAGCTCTACCGTACCCAGCGACTGGTGACAGATCACGCACGGGACATCCTGAACCTCGTAACCAACTCGGACGGCAATTGGACTGAGCCTCGACCGGATGCGATCATCTGTGACCACGATGCGGAGGATCGAGCTACACTCCGGCGCGCACTGAACATGGGCGATGTGGCGGCAACGAAGACTGTCACGGACGGTATTCAGGCAGTCCAGCAGCGCCTGCGCAAGGCTGGCGACGGCAAGGCACGGCTCTACATCTTCAAGGGTGCGAGGGTCAGTGAAGACAAGGCACTCGTCCAAGCGAAGAAGCCTACGTGTACCGCGGAGGAGCTCCCTGGCTACGTGTGGGATGTCAAGGAGGGTAAGGCACCGAAGGAGAGCCCGGTCAAAGATAGCGACCACGGCATGGATGCCCTTCGGTACGTGGTCGCGCACCTCGACCTTCGTAACGAGCCGAGGGTGAGGTTCCTGTGACTGCAATCACCGACGCCTGGCGTACTGGGATGGGACGAACAACTGCGAAGCGTGAGCGTCGACAGGTCGCAGTACCTGTAGTGCTCTTCCTCGCCACGTTCGTTCGAACCTTCAGTCCTTGGATCTTGCCACTCCTCGGTGTATCTCTTATCGTGGTGGCCGCCTTCATGGTTGCCGTGCCGCTCGGGCTTGCAATTGCCGGGCTCGCTTGCTTTGCTATCCGGGCGCTGTACGAGATGCAGGGGAGCAAGTGATGCCGACTCCTCTTCTCACGTCGCTGTGGAATCGAACTCCGAGTCTCCCGCAGGCGCCGAGCACCCAGACGAACTTCTTCGTCACAGGGTCTGCTAGCAATCAGCGCAAGGCAGAGCTCGAGTCCTACGACGCAGTGTCCACGCTGTTCGTCATTATCAGTGCGCTCGCTCAGGACGTGGCCGCGGTCGACTGGAAGCTCTTCAGGAAGAGCCCCGACCAGCGTCGTACGTACGGGCCGATGGAGACACCTCGCCAGGAGGTAGTCAAGCACCAGGCGCTCGCTGTCTGGAACAAGCCGAACGGATTCTACACGCGTCAGGAGTTCGTCGAGAGCTTCCAGCAGCACGTCGACCTGTGTGGTGAGTCCGAGTGGTTCGTAGGACGTACCGAAGGCCTGACGTTCCCGACAGAGCTGTGGGTCGTACGTCCTGACAAGATGGAACCTATTCCGTCGGTCGAGAACTTCCTGGCAGGATGGGTCTACACGGATCCCGACAACAACAAGGTTCCACTGGAGCTGGACGAGATCATCCAGGTTCGGATGCCAGATCCGAACAACGCGTACCGTGGTAAGGGTCCTGTCGCGTCTCTGCTGACGGACCTGAACGCGACAGAGCTTGCGGCGAAGTGGAACTCGAACTTCTTTCGCAACTCCGCGATTCCGGGTGGCGTCGTCCAGGTTCCTTCGTCCATGTCGGACAAGGCGTTCCTGAGGCTGCAGCAGCAGTTCCGTGAGCAGCATCGTGGCATTGCAAACGCGCACCGCACGGCAATCCTCGAGGAAGATGCCAAGTGGGTGAACACCCAGTTCTCGATGAAGGACATGGACTTCACGGCGCTGCGCGGAATGTCTCGTGAGATCATCCGTGAAGGATTCCGTTACCCGAAGTTCATGCTGGGCATGGTTGACGATGTTAACAGGGCCACCGCTCAGACCTCTCGTGAGTACTACGATCAGAACTTGATCAAGCCCAGGCTCGAGCGGATCAAGCAGGCTCTGAACAAGGACTTCCTGCCGCTCTTCGGCTCTACTGGTGAAGGCGTCGAGTTCGACTACGTGCTCGAGGAGCCGGAAGACCCTGCCGAAGTCAACGAGTCCAGGAACTCCCGAGTCAAGGCCTTCGTGGACTTGCTGAGCGCCGGAGTCGACCCTGAGGATGCAGCAATGTTCTGTGAGCTTCCGCAGATGAAGATGAAGGAGGTGCAGAGTGTCCCTGCAGGTGCCTAATCGGCTCTTGGAACTTCAGGCCAAGGCCAAGAAGTCCGATAGCTGGTACAACATTAACAACAGCGCCGACGACACGGCCGAGGTCTGGATCTACGGAGCGATCGGTGACCCGTATGGCGACGGCTCGGGTGTCTCCGCTTCTGTGTTCGCTCAAGAGCTCGCGCAGGTCAAGGCTTCGAACATCAAGGTTCGGCTCAACACTGAGGGTGGTTCAGTTTTCGAGGGCGTCGCCATCTACAACGCCATCAAGGACCACTCGGCTCATGTCGACGTGGTGGTGGACAGCCTCGCAGCCTCTGCAGGTTCGTTCATCGCTATGGCGGGTGACACCATCACGATGACCCGCAATGCTCGCATGATGATCCACGATGCTCATGGCTTCACAATGGGCCCTGCGGCAGACATGCGAGAGATGGCGGATCTTCTCGACGACCTCTCCAACAACATCGCTGACATCTACGTGCAGAAGGCAGGCGGTACTGTCGCCGAGTGGCGCGAGCTGATGTCCAAGGATACCTGGTTCACGGCCGAGCAGGCAGTGGACGCGGGGCTCGCTGACAAAATCAGCGGCAAGGAGTACAAGAAGCGGACGGCCTCGAACAAGTTGGACAATGGCCAGCCTGGGAGAGTCGTTGACATCGACCCGCCCCCTTCGTACGACTTCGAAGGGCTACGCAATGCACTGAGAGGAGTACTGGCATGACCGTCACCATCGCGCAGCCCACGACGCCGAAGGAGTGGGAGGAGTACGTCAACGGGTTCGACACCCCCGAGGCGTTCGCCAAGGCCTTCAACGACGGGTCCTTCAAGGAGACCCTGAAGGGCTACACGGGCGCGCAGAACAAGACCATGGAGGACCTGAACGCTCAGGTCAACGAGCAGGTCCAGCTCGCCATGGCGGAGTTCGCCAAGAACGCCGGTGCCACCAAGCCCGGCAAGCTCAACCTGGACTACACCAAGCTCCGCTCGCAGTTCGACGGTGTGTACAACAACAACCGTGCGATCGGCGCCGGAGCGGACGGGCTGTTCCAGAACAAGGCCGAGTTCTTCCAGGCGATCTGGCACAAGACCCGCCGCGACCCCGACCTGCAGTCGAAGGTCGACAAGGTCGACGTGCAGAACACGTACAGCGAGCGTATCCCTTCCGAGGGTGGCTTCCTTGTCCCGGAGGAGTTCCGTTCGGACATCCTCCAGCTCGCTCTCGAGACGGCGCTGGTTCGTCCCAAGGCCACTGTCGTCCCGATGAGCTCCCTGACGCTCAGCTACCCGTGCATCGACGACACCTCGCACGTGTCGAACGTGTACGGCGGTATCACCGGCTACTGGGTCGAAGAGGGCGGCACGATTCCGGAGTCGACCGGCACGTTCGGTGAGGTCAAGCTCACCGCGCGCAAGCTGGCCGCTCTGGCGGTCGCCAACAACGAGCTCGTCCGTGACTGGACGGCCTTCGGTGGCTGGCTCAACACCACCCTCCCGCAGGCGATCGCCTGGTTCGAGGACCTGGCCTTCATCTCGGGCTCCGGTGTCGGCAAGCCGCTGGGCATGCTCAACTCGGCGAACCCGGCGCTCCTCGTCGTTACGGCCCGATCGGGTCAGGGCGCGTCCACCATCGTCTGGGAGAACATCCTCGACATGTACTCGCGGCTCCTGCCGCAGTCGCTCGCCACCGCCGAGTGGTGGGTCTCGCCCGACGCCTTCGTTCAGCTCGCTACGATGGCGCTGTCGGTCGGTACGGGTGGTTCGGCCGTGTGGCTCACCGACGGTACGGGTCGACCGAGCCTGACGCTCCTGGGTCTTCCGGTTCGCATGACGGAGAAGGCGCCGGCGGCTCTCGGTACTCAGGGCGACATCAACCTGGTCGACCCGAAGATGTACCTGATCGGTGACCGTCAGACCATGACGGTCAGCTCGTCGGAGCACCGCTACTTCGAGCAGGACAAGACGGCGTTCAAGGTCATCGAGCGCGTCGACGGTCAGCCGTGGCTGCTCTCGGCGATCACGCCCCAGAACAACTCGTCCTCGCTGTCCTCGTTCATCCAGCTGAACAGCACGCGTACCTGATCTGCAACCTCATGACTTGCGGTTGACCTCCTCAAACGATACCGCAGGGTTCCGACGTAGTGTAACGGTAGCACCCTACATTGGACAACGCAAGCCCGAAAGGGTGTCCAGTAGGAGAGCGGGTTCGAATCCCGCGGTCGGAGCGCTCTAAGCCGAAGCCATGTCATTCGGGACATGGGGGCAGGCTCAACCCCTAGAAGGGGAGAGAAATGCACGCACTTGGAAGGCTCTTCGACGTCGGCCTTGGCTGGGCCCCCGTCGACTTGAACACCGGCGACGGTGCGACGGGCAAGCGCATCAGCCTCGCAGGAGCCTCCGGCATCACGTTCATCGTCAACACCGGTGTGGGTGGCGGCACGAACGACCTGGTGCTGGACGTTCAGCAGCACACCGCGTACACCGGTGGCACCTCGAACGACCTCGACTCGACCGCCGTCTCGACGTCCACGGGCATCACCCGCTGGCACATCAAGGCGGAGACGGCTCTCGACAACGACGAGAGCTGGGTTACGGTCACGCAGACCGAGGCTTCCGAGTGCACCGTCGTCGCGGCCACCTACGGTACGCAGCAGAAGATCGTCGTCATCGAGGTCGACGCCGATCAGCTCGGCGATGGGTACACGCACGTGTCTCTCACTGCCAGCTACGCCGAGAACACCGCGGCCCTCGCAGGGTGTCTCTACATCGTGCACGGCCTTCGCTACCAGCGGAAGCCTAGCGCGCTGTGGAACCTGCTCAACCCGGGGACGGCGAACGCCTGATGACGACTCTCGGTCAGTCCATGTCCTACACCAAGTCGGTGTTCGGCAATGGACCCGTTTCGAAGTCCACCGGCACTCTGGCGGCTACGACCGTCGACCTGTTCGTCATCGCCAACGGTGAGGTGATGATCACTTCCCTCTGGGGCAAGGTCACCACTTCGATCACCGTGGCGAACTCGTACAAGCTGCAGATCGCCCCCACGACGGGTGCTACGCAGGACCTGTGCGCGGCGACGGATATCGGCACAACCGACACGACCGCTGGCACGCTTCTCACGTTCGGTCTCGACACCACTACCGCCCCGCGCAAGCTCATGTCCATCGGCTACGGTGTGGCTCTCGGACCGTCGCCGTGTCCGATCGGGAAGATCCAGTCGGTCTCGGCCGGCACGGACGGCGTCATCACCTGGTACTGCACCTGGGTGCCTCTGGTGTCTGGCGCTACTCTGGTGGCTGCCTGATGACCGACAGCATCGACGTCGGCGACGACAACGAGGCTGTCGAGCCTGTCACCGACGAGACAGACGATCGCCTGGCTGAGCTCGAGCAGCGAGTTCGGGAGATCGACAAGAGGCAGCGTGAGCTTCAGGACGCTGTCACGGAATACGTCGACGCTCATCGAGTCGAGCGTGACTCGCTCGTCGCAGAGCAGTACGCGCTGAACCAGGCTCGTGAGGCTCGTGAGGCTCGACGACTTCGCGAGAGGAGCAACGAAGAGTGACTGTCACGAAGGCGCAGTACGAAGAGCTGGCAGCGAAGCCTGCCAGCGAGCAGACCGACGACGACCGTCGTCTCATCAAGCAGTACGAGCGCGGCGACTACGACAAGGGAGGTGCGACATCTCCTGGGACCAGCTCCTCGACATCGGACGACGAGCCGCCGCAGAACGAGAAGAGCACGAAGCAGGACCCCCTGTCGAGTGCCCGAACGACGGCGAACCCCTCCAGCAAGGGCCAGACGGTCGACTCCGCTGCCCCTTCGACGGGTGGGAGTGGCAAGACCAGCCAGTCACCTGGTAGCAAGACCTCCAAGTGACCCTCTGACGGTGGTGGCCTACTCGACGGGACCAACTCCCAAGAGATGCCCCTCTCTTCTGCATAGTCGGGTAGGCCACCACTTACCAGGAAGGCAAAGCAAATGTCCCTCTTCGTCATCTTGATCATCATCGCGCTGGTGTGTGCCGTTCTCAGCTTCGTGCCTCAGCTGGGTCAGCTCCTCCCGGTGTCTGTCATCATCGTCTGTATCGCGCTTTTGGTGAACAGCGGCATCGTTTCCAAGTAGATAGACTCAAGTTAGAACAGCAAGATCCTCAAGCTTAGCTAAGGGTCGTAAGGCTATAGGACATCGAGTGAGAACTAGAAAAGACTCGGTCTTACTCACAGTCTAATAGCAAGCGAGTCAAGCTCTTAAGAACAGAATATGGTCAGCCTGTAGTACCCGTAGAAAGCAGCCGGAAGGGCAGACATGGGAATCTGGTATTGCACCAGAGAAGACGTCAAGTCTGCTCTGGACATTCAGGAGACCGCGCGGAACAATGCGCAGGTAGATCGAGCGATCGAGGCAGCCTCTCGCTCGGTCGAGAAGCTCTGTCACCGCAAGTTCTACCCTTGGACGGGTACTCGTTACCTCGACTGGCCGAACTTCGACTACGCTAGCTCGGGTCGGCTGTGGCTTGATGGTGATGCGGAGCTGATCTCCCTCACAACCTTCGTCTCCGGTGGAGCTACCGTCGCCTCGAGTGACTACTTCCTCGAACCCAGCGACTCTGGTCCTCCGTACGACCGAATCGATATCGACCGAGCCTCCTCCGCTTCTCTGTCCTCTGGGGACACCGCGCAGCGATCGGTCGCTCTGACGGGTGTCTTCGGCTATGACAACGTCACGACGAAGGTTGCTGACCTTGATGGAGGTATCAATGCCTCTGTGACCTCGATCGTCCTGAACCGTACGGTTGGAGTCGGGACCCTCCTTGTTATTGGCACCGAACGCATGTTGGTGACCGATCGCACCTTCTCTACGGCTGGTGCCGATCTCGACGTCGCTTTGACCGCCCGCGCCAGCGATGACCTGGTAGCGAGTTCCCTTCTCGCAGCGATACCCGGCGAAGTGATCATGATCGGGTCGGAGAAGATGCTCGTGGTCGATGTCATCAGCGGCTCCGGCGTACTGGTGAAGCGGGCCTGGGATGGCTCAGCGCTGGCAACGCACGACATGAACGACACCATCTACGCCGCTCGCACCCTCACGGTTGAGAGAGGAGTCGTTGGCACTACTGCCGCGTCTCACCTCGATGGGGACGATGCCTACCGTCAGGTCTTCCAGGGGCCGATCGTGCAGCTAACCATTGCCGAGGCCATTTCGCAAATTCAGCAGGAGGGTTCTGGCTACGCTAAGACCGTCTCCTCTGGTGACAGCACTCGTGACCTGACAGGACGCGGTCTGGGTGAGCTGCGCGATCGAGTTTATGCGCAGTACGCTCGCCGAGGTAGGACGGCGAGTGTGTAATGGTGACCTTCGTTAAGACCTCGGGCCCTCTGTTCGACGGTAACGTCGACCGGATCATGGAGTCCATTTGCGCTAAGGTCACCGAGGAGGTAGCGCAGCAGGGCTACGATCGAGTGCAGCAGCGACTTCATCAGGTGCTCAGGCATCCTACGGGGTACCTGCAGAGCAGGATCAAGACCGATAGGATCTCGCCGACGCGCGCAAGTATCAACAACGGCCGTCTAGTCTACGGTCCTTGGATCGAAGGCACAGGCTCACGGAATCGCACTACCAGGTTCAAAGGCTACCACACGTTCAGGATCGTAACACAAGACCTCGATGCAGTTGCCGGGGAAATTGCAGCTAAGATCATCGCACGGGAGATAGGGAGGCTCAACTGATGGGCGTCAACATCGAAGACGTTCTGGATGCCGTCGTCTCGCACGCCATGAGCCTCGGAGTGTTCGAACGGGTCAACACGCACGAGCCAAAGAACGCACCTGGCTACGGACTCACGTGTGCGATCTGGGCTCAGGACCTCATACCTATTCGCGCATCAGGCCTGAACTCGACCTCCGTGCGGATCGCCTTCACACTTCGGCTCTACCAGAACATGCTCTCGGAGCCGCAGGATGCGATCGACCCGAACCTGATCGCGGCGGCGGATCTTCTGTGCGCAGAATATACCAATGATTTTCAGCTCGGCGGGGATATCTCCATTCGAATGGTTGACCTGCTGGGCGCCCACGGCATTCCGGGTCCTTCCTGGCGTGCAGGGTTCGACGAACAGGACAGCAAGATGTTTCGGGTGATGGATATCAACCTTCCACTCGTGATCAACGACGTCTGGCAGCAGACAGCTCAGGAGGTGTGAAATGGCAAAGCAGTCTGGTCTTGGTGACAACCTGTACGTGAATGAGTTCGATCTGTCGGGTGACATCATGGATCTGGATTCTGTCGGACCCTCGCGGGCTGTCCTGCCTGCAACGGGAATCGACAAGTCTGCAATGGAGCGGATGCAGGGCCTGAAGGACGGCTCGATGGAGGTGAACTCGTTCTTCAATGACACTGCAGGTCAGGCCTTTCCCGTTCTCAAGGCACTCCCAACGGCAGACGTGATTGCCACGTATGCTCGAGGCACTTCGCTCGGGTCGCCAGCGTGTTCGTGTGTCGCGAAGCAGCAGAGCTACGACGGCTCCAGAAATGATGACGGATCGTTCACCCTCAAGGCAGCTTTTCTTCCAAATGCTTATGGATGTGAGTGGGGTCGTCTTGGCACCGCTGGTAAGCGAACCGACACTACGGCCACGAACGGGTCGTCCATCGACGACGGCGCTGGTGTAGGAACCACTGCATTCGGACTTCAGATGTACGTTCATCTCTTCGCCTTCACTGGCACGTCAGTGACGATCAAGGTGCAGAGCTCGACGGACAACGGTGCTGGCGATGCCTTCGCGGACATCACGGGCGCGACCACCGGCGCACTCACCGCCGTGGGTAAGGTTCGCATCGCCACAGGCACCTCGGCTTCTGTCGAGCGATACCTTCGCGTCGTGACTTCAGGCACGTTCTCCAGCGCAACCTTCGCTGTCAACATTGTTCGCAACCTCGCCACTCCGGTCTTCTGATGGGGCAGCTCAACAGGATCGTTCCGATACTGGGACCGGAGAACTACAAGACCTTCAGTATTTCCAAGCCGCGAGCGACTCATACTCGACCGGCTACGTGTGCTGAGGTTCAGTGCGATCATCATGTCAACGGGTGGAAGAACAAGGTCGCACTCACTGACGAGGTCTCGCTCGCCTGGATCAAGGCGTCCAGATACGGCTACCACCAGGAGTCGATCAACGAAGGCTTCGTCACGTACAAGTTCCATGCCGGGCAGATCTGCTTCTGCACGAACTGCCAGAACCACACCGTCTCGCTCGACCGCCCAGAGCTGTATGTGGTTCGCGGTGGTGACTGGCGAGGTGACCCAAGGCACGAGAAGCCGAGGGTGCACACACGACCTGAACATTGGGTCGAAGACATGCAGGAGAATCTCGACAAGGTCCGCAAGGACCGGGAAGGCTGATCATGGCTAAGGAAAGTGGTCTCGGCTGGACTACGTGCTCGGCTGACAACTCCTCGGGCACGCTCAAGGCGATCGTGAACGACGTCAACTCGATCGAGTTCGGGACGCCGCGTGCTGTTCAGGAAGTCACGGGCATGGACAAGAGCGCCATCGAGCGCATCCTGCTCCTGGCCGACTTCCAGGCGACGCTGTCGGGTACGTTCAACGACGCGAC